GGAACAAAGCAGGCGAATTTCTCGCTCTGGTCACGCCCTACGCTTGGACCGACCCGACTGCGGCCGAGGTTTTCATTCAGTACGGCGACGTAGAGATCCAGGTCATTGGCACGCCCGGCACCGCTTACACGCCGACGCGCTCGCTTGACGGGACGACCTTCGTTGCATGCAATGCCTATGACAAAGACGGCACGGTCGTGACATCGATCAGCACGGCGGGCATTTACACACTGAAGGGCGGCGGGCACCTCAAGTTTTCGGCGGGCGCAGGCTCGACCATCTACGTTCGCGCGGGGAGCTAAGACATGCCGGTTGATGCATTTGCGCGGACTTTGGCGGGTGGGGTGCGGGGCCTTATTGTCCCCCCAACCCATGCCCCGGCAAAACCCCTTGATGTTCTCGCACTGGCAGGAAATGCGAGTGCGACCGTACAGTGGGTTCATCCCACTCCTGAACATGTCACTTCGTACCTCATCACGGCTTCAACCGGCCAAACGGTGCAGGTCGCGGCCAATGGTATTCCGCGCCAGAAAGCTACCATTTCGGGCCTAACCAATGGCGTGGCGGTTACGCTCACTGTGACCGCGATCAACGGCGCAGGCAGCGGCTATGCTAGTTCTGCCAGCAACACGGTCACACCTTCCTCGCTGCCATCGACGGTCCTGCCTGTTACCAATGGGCTGGAATATTGGTTTTCCGCAACACAGCTTGCAGCGACGAACGGCGCAGCGGTCAGCAGCCTGCCTGATTACTCTGGCAATGGGTACAATGCGGCGCAGGAAGCGTCGGGCGCGACGTTTGTTTCGTCATGGTCCACGGGCCATCCTGCAATTGATTTCCCAGGAACAGGCGCGCGGTTCAACACATCTGCTTCCGGCTTAACTCCGGGGATGCGCGCCCCACAGCAGACCATATACATGCTCTTCTCGACCACTGGCGCACCTAACCCCGGCGCTGTTGTAGCTGACCGCATCCTGTCGGCAGAAACCCCGTTCACATCGGTTTCGGCGGGCTACGCATTGGGGTTTGCTGTCACAACTGGGATGGCAAGCGGAACCGGGACACTTTCAATTCTTGATGGGACCAGCGCTTTAACTGGTTCTGGGACTGAATATGCGTCCGGATCTACAGCCACCGCTACCCCGTTCACGCTGGCCCTGCAACGCCCCGGCAACGCATGGGTCAACGGCACCCCGCTCAATATAAACTTGGCCCCAACCTTTGATGTGCGGCCAATTTCCAAGCGTAATTTGCAGTACGGGACGATGGGGATCACTACAGCGGAGGCGTTCGGTTACGGATTTGGCGCGCAGATTGGTGGGCGCTTTAATCAGTCTTGGAACGGGCGTTTGGCCGAAGTGCTGATTTACACTGGCACGCACACGACCGCCGAACTGAACGCCGTGCAAGCCTACCTCAACGGCCTGAAATAAGGGGCGCGCCATGACTACTTCATACAACCTTGCAATCTTCGGTGGGCGTAAGCCGCCGTCTTGCCCGCGTGAAAATACCATGTGGATTTCATCGTCCCCGCGCTATGTGAAGGCCCCAACCGACGCAGAGCGCCGCACACCCATTATCGGGACGTTCTCTCCGACGAATACGACAAGCGCGGTGCAAGAGGCGAACCCGTACTGGAACCCAAACACGCTGCGCTGGGAAATGCTGATTAACGATAGCAGCACTCAGCAGTTCACCTATGCCGATCACCCGCTTGGCCCGTGGGCATCCAAGGTCAAGGTCCTGGGGACCGGCACGGGCGGCGAGGCTGGCAATGCGCAGCAGTGCTCTGTTTTCGTTGAAAATGGATTTCTGTATGCGTTCTACATCACAGGGAGCACGCAAGCGTTGCAGTTGGCGCGATCTCCTTTGCCGACCAATGCCGCGCCTACGCCGGTGTTTACCAAGTTGGGTACTGTTGCAACATCGAGCCTAGCGGCCACTACGGGTTCGCCATGGGTCATGAATGTCGAGGGCACTTATTACCTGTTCTGGGAACGCGGCAGCGCTACTAGCTTGTTCCTGTCTACGGCAACATCGATGGATGGCCTGGTGGCCACACCCTTCGTCGAAACAGTTGCCCGGATGGGACTTCGCGGCGTTGTCCCGATCAACCCGAAGGTGTCGGGGACTTTGTAAACGATGGTCGGAAATTCGGTCACTTGCGCTTCCCCTTGCCAGCTTCGCTTAACGCAATGGCGATGGCCTGCTTGCGGCTCTTGGCTTTAGGGGCTTTCTTCGCGCCCTTGGGATCAACGCCAGCATGAAGCGTCCCGCGCTTGAACTCGCCCATTACCTTGGCGATCTTGGACTTTGCTTTGCTGGCCATTGTCATTCCCCCGAAAAAGGTGGGGGCCAGCCTAAGCCAGCCCCCTATTCATCACGGCACCTGGTTGAACAACAAAATGCCGTTCATGCCGGGATTGGTATTCACCACGCCATAGAGAACGTCGAGCGTGTACAGGCTGGTGAAGGTCGAGTTGTCGAACTTCTTACCCATGACCACCTCAAGGCCCTGATCGGTCGTGCCGCGCATGATGTCCACACCCTGACCATCAGGAACCGCATAGCGACCGGGCAGCAGTTCGATGCTGTCCTTATGCCAGAACGGGTTTGCGCCCGCGCTGTCAGCGTTCAGCCAGACGATGGCAGCAGTTGCCGAAGTCGAAGCCACGTTGACATTCTTGTACGCGGTTTCGGCAGCGGTCGGCGAGGAGTTAGCGCCGATGATCGGGGGGCTGATGACCATGGTGGTGCCCGATGCGACCGAGATAACCCGGAAAGTCTTGAGCTGGCCCGTGCTTTCCTTGGTGATCATGTGGACCGCTTCGATACCCGCGATGGTGAAGCAGTCACCGGCCACAACGTTGGTCGTGCTGGAAACCGTCACGGTCTGGTAGCGGTTGTCAACGTTGTTGCCGTTGGCGTCAACGTTGTCGGGGACGTAACGCACCTGCGCGCCGTTGGTGGCAATGGTGATCGAGCCGCCACCCGCTGCCGCCGTGATGCGCTTGCCCGCGTCGATCTTGTACGTCTCAAAGCCTGCGATCATGCCGACATACGAACGTTCATAAGCCGACGTAGGCTTGCCGGTCATGGTCTGGCGACCTGCCAGATTGCCCGCAAGACCGTTATAGTCGCGCGTGGTCAGCGCCATATAGCGGTCGCCTTCAGGGATGCCCTGCTCGTTCATCATGCTTTCGGCCAGCGCGATGTCGTCATAGTCACCGGCTGCGGTCGAGATGGGAACAACAAGCGTGCCCTGAAGCGAAGCAACGTCACGGACCTTGGTGTTGATGTCCGAAGCAAGACGCTGATAAGCAGCCTTGCCGAGACGGCCTTCCTGGAGCGCGTCACGCAGTTCCAGCGCGTTCATGTTCCAAGAGACGTTCTTCTTTTCGGTCAACTGCGACGGGACCGAAAGCTGGGTAACGTCCTGCGCGGTGACAGCCGAACCAACGGTACGGGTCTGGCTGTTCAGGATGTAGGGCATTGGACGCCAGATGGTGTCGTTGGCGCGCTCCATGAGCTGGCCTTCGGTGCCGAACTTGGCGACGTTGCGCGAGATAACCAGTGCGTCATTGAAGCCTTCAAGCACCTGCTCGAATGCGACGCGCTCTTCCTTCGAAAAATTGTTACTCATGATAAGCCCTTTTTGAGATGGGCGTAATGACCTTTTGCAAGAAGATATTCAGCAGCTTTAATCAAAACATCAGGATCGTCTTTAAGATTACCAATTCCGTGATTGCATCCACGGCAAAGTAATCCACGAACATCACCAGTTGCATGATTATGATCCACAGTGGCCGCATCTTTTGTCCGGCCTCTTGGTTGCATATCATGCTGGCAAATAGCGCACTTGCCACCTTGATCTTTCCACATCAGATTAAAATCTTCAGGGGTCAGATTGTAGGTCTTTAGACCACGCTTCCACCTACTTTTTGCAGAGCCTTCCCGATTATAATATTCGGGCATATACTGCGCGTTGTAGGCTTTCACATGATCCGCATTTTTTTCACGCCAAGCGTTTCGATATTCCTTGATGTGATCTCGGTTATCATCACGCCAGCGCTTCATGCGCTCCCGCTGCTTTTCTTTGGCTGATTTCTCCTTGCAGTCGGACATGTACGTCCCTTGATGAGTTAAGAGGCTATGCCTCGATCAACTCACCCATTTAGGGCCGGGTGGCGGGCCGCTGACTGCCGGGTTTATAGACTGGCGAGGTCTGTTAGCGGGGACGATACCACGACCGTCCCCGCCTTGCAAGTTACCGTGCCGCCTGCCGCTTGTACGCCATGACCTTGCTGTAATCACCAGTCCGCGCAGCCTCTTCACGCAGGCGATCAAGCACGTTGTCCGTCGATGCGGAACCGCGCGCCGTGCTGGAAATGGTGCCTTCCGGCTTCGTGGCTGGCTTGCGTGTTGACACCTTGATCTGCTCCTCAAGCTTGGCGACGGCAAACGCGAACTGGATCGGGTCTTTCAGTGCCGCCAGTTCCTTGGCGCGCTTCGGGTCTTTGCCGATCGCATAGGCTAGCAACGTGGCATCCTTG